GAATGTAGATCTAAATACAAAAATGAATAAGGTTGATCTTCAATTGCTTTTTTATATAAATCCATAAATATATTAGGAAACATGTCTCCATATTCTTCAGCTATTTTTTCTAATTCTTTAGTATTTTGTTGTTTCATTATAATTACATCAGTCGCATTATTTCTAATTAATCCACTAACAGCTCGAAATGATTGAGTTGTAAAAGCAAGTAAACCTATTCCATAATGTCTAAATCTTGTAGCTAAAAATGATACTGCATTAGATTTTTTGAAATCTTTTGTTAAAATATCATCTAAAACTAATGCTATCGAAGGTCTTTCAAAATCTTCATATTTCTTTTGAGCTTCAATTATATCAGTAATCATTTCATCGGTGTAATGATCTTCACAATCAAAATATTTATTCATGAGTTTTCCTTTCGGGTCTGCATTTAAGGTATTTGAGATAATTTTTACAATATCAAACTTATCTTTATACATGTCCGGATTACATAGGAGATTTACTAGTAAATTACTTTTACCTTGCTTAACCGACCCAACTATCAAAAGTAGCGACGGGGGCTGGGGGAGATGAGGATGAATATCACTAAATCGATCATCTGGGTCGGGATCTTTAACTTTAAATACTTTGGGCGGTGCTTTATCCATTTATAATATATTATATATTTTTATTATTTAATTTATTCTTACATATTTCGAAATAATCTTGTTCTAATTCAAATCCAATATATTTACAATTTAACTCTTTACATGCTAATCCAATTGAGCCAGTTCCCATAAAAGGATCTAAAACAACTTTATCTTCTGTAGCTATATTATTTAAAATATGTTTATGAAGATTAACCGGTTTTTGAGCTGGATGATCTTTCTCTTTTGCTTTAACTACTTTATATTTGAATACATCTCCAGTTCCACATTTTATCGGTTTCATAGCTTGTCGCTCCCCGTATAAAATTAACTCATGCTGATGGCGGAATGTGTATCCTAAACTACAGCTTATTTTATCCCATACAAAACATCTCATTCTTTTTACAAATGGATAAAGATGTATATAAAATAAAGGATAAGAATCACTATTGCAATACATCAATATTACGCCATCATCTTTCAAAACTCGATCAATTGATTTAAAAAATATCTTGAACCAACTTTCTAACACACCCATTTCACTTAAAGTTTTTTTATATTTAGTAAGTGTTTTCGAATGTTCCGGTGGAATATATGGAGGATCAGTATACAATATATCTACGGATTTGTCCGGTAATTCATTCAGTAAATCTAAACAATCTCCACATCTTAAATCCATTATATATATTGAAAATATAAAAAAAATAGATTAAAAACCTACCAAAACCATCCGGTAGATATGTCTTTCTCTTTTTCTTTTTCTTTGATAAAATCTTTAATTATTGATATATCAGCTCTTATACTTATTAGATCCGTTTTGATTTTGTTAAGGTTTTGATTGATACTGTGAATATCATTTTTCACTTTCTCAATAGGTTTTGTCTCAAATGGATTAGGATAATCACTCATATATTTTATTGAAATATTTAAATTGAAATTAAAAAATAAAATATTTAATAACATGCAAAATATTCAAACTCCAAGACCTTTACCAGAAAACATAGATGATTGGAGTGATGAAATCGAGGAACTATTAAGTGAATGGGGTGAAATAGCTATGTGCTATGCTTACTTACATAATTATAGTACAAGAAAATATAAAAAGAAATATCAACATTTACAAATACCAATAATTGTATTATCTACTTTAACCGGTGTGGGTAATTTTGCTGTTGATAGTTATATTCCAACAGATTATCAACATGGATTTACCGCTGTTGTTGGAGGCTTCAATATATTCTGCGGTATACTTGGAACTCTAGGTTCATTTTTAAAATATGCTGAAACATTTGAAGGACATAGAATTAGTGCTTTAGCTTGGAGTAAATTGGGTAGAGCAATTGAGATCGAATTATCCCTTCATGATAAAAAGAGAAAACCTTGCAGAGATTTCTTGAAAGTTTGTAGAGCTGAATATGATAATTTACTTGAATCATCTCCAAATATAGATCTTGATATTATCACTATGTTTAATAAGAAGTTTGAAGATAAATATCCAAATGTAAGGAAGCCTATTATTTGTAATGGATTGAAAGCAATAGTTCCTTATAAACATCCAATAGTACAAACTAGAAGTGTTGAAACAATACAAGAAGAAGATGAAACTCAAGAGGTTGTTGAGCCTTCTATTCAAGTTGAGGAAGAAAATAATCAAGATGAAGAAAATCAAAATGCTAATCCTTAGAAAGTGTCTGGGGTAAATCTCTAAAAATATTTGTCTAAATCATTTTGTTTAGAAGTTTTTTTTTTAACATTTACCCCAGACACTTTCGATTAATTCTACTTTTGTAATTATTTTATAGAAAACAAAAAGAGAAATAAATATTTAATAAAAAATAATAATTTATAATAATTTGTAGAAAAATATTATCTAAATTATAACAAAAAGATATGAGTTTTATACCAGAGGTTAAAATGGATTTCATTCCAAGCGATGATGATGATGAAAATAATGAGAATATTACTACTGAAATGCAAGATTTCGATGAAGATAAAGATCTTACACAAGAAGAAATAGAAGAACAGAAAGAACAAATTAAAGAAGAAATTAAAGAAGTAATTCCAAATGCTAAATCCAAGCGAGAAGGAATGGATGTAAATGAGATCTTTAACATGCCTAATAATACATATGTTAAAGATGTAAAACTTACAAAGAAAGGGAAACCTAGAAAGCCTCGACCTCCTATGACTGAAGCACACAAAGAAAAATTAAAACTTGCAAGAGAGAAAGCTATGGCTGTAAGAAAAGCAAAAGCACAAGAAAAAAAAGCAGCAAAAGAATTAGAAAAAGAAGAGAAAGAATTATTGAAAAAACAAAAAGTAAAAAGAGTTAAACAATTAAAAGAAGAAGTAGAAGAAGATATCAAACCTCAACCAATTAAAGAAGTTGTAAAAGAACAAATGTTTTCTAAAAAAGATTTAGAAGAAGCTCAACTCAACGCAATAATGAATTACGAGAAAATTAGAAAACAAAGGAAAGAAAAAAAGAAAATCGAACAAGAAAAAAATAAAGAACAAGAAGCTTTAAAAGCTCAAATAAGAAGGGCAGTAGCTCCACAACAAGAATATGTGAATCCATTTGCAAATTGTTATTAGTTTAATTTAAACATTTTTTTATATTTCTTTATATTAGTATTACGATTAGTCGATGCCCCCCATAGTATATAATAACTTAAATGACCCGCCGACATATAATCGCCCCGATCCAAATCTTTCTTATGACGCTGTCTGTATTTATCTCTTTGTTTTTTATCTTTGGATAGGGTATAATCTTCATAGCGGCTATCACCGAATTGGGTTGTTTTTATCTTCTTTCCTTTCTCATCATAAAAAATAGCTTTTAACTTTTTATTTTTAGCTGTACCCTTTTCAATAATCATCTTTACCATAATTTGTATTATTATGATAAATATAAAAATATAAATTACAAAATTACTTTAAAGATTGAAATCCATTTTCATCTTCCTCGATTTCATATTCTTCTTCACTAACAGCAGATCCTTCACTATCACTTAATTTTTCTTTTCTAGTATATTTTGGAGGTTTATAATCTTCATCTATCTTTACATGTTCTTTAAACTCTGCAATTAAATCGGGACGCCCAAACATAGCTAAAACACTTGTGATTTCTTCATATGCAATTTTATCCATTATATACTTTAGATTAGAAAATAATTTTCAAGATTTTACATATTTCTTTAATATTTCCGCAACACTTAATTTTTCCTCAATATCTTTAGTAATTGATTCTATAATTGTATCACAAGTCCAATCATCGAGTAAAAGATCTGTAAACCACAAATCTTCCTTAAACCAATCATTATCTCCATCTATTTCCCAAGGTTGTGAAACTAAGCGTTCCAGATCATCATCGCTCCAACTGTGGAATATCTTCATTTTATATAATTATAATATATAATTTTAATTTAAATTATTTTTTCTTTTTTTTCTCTTTTTCTTCTTTCTCCCCTTCTTGCATAATATCTTGAAGTATATCTGTAGGAGTTTTCTTAAGTTTTTCAATTTTATAAATTACTGCTGATGTTTTATTAACATTAGCATATCTACCGTCGCTATCATGAATTGATGTAGTAATATCAGCTATCACAGTAGGCTTTGTAATTGTAAATTGAATATCACTAGGATTTCCAAGGAAATAATCACTCGCACCGGAATATTTATCAACTATACTAATTATAGGAAGATTTGCTCCAGTTGGATTACCTCCAATTGCACTATGACCTTCCAAAATATCACTTCTTATTGTATAATAAGGTCTTAAAACTGCTTTTTGAATATTTGTAGCTGTAATATTTGTGCTTGTAGTTAGAACATCAACTTCACTCCACAATTCGAGAGGAGCTTGTTTTACGGGATTATTTCTATCTGTATCATCTTCATCTCCAACAGTAGTAAATAAGAAATTACCTCCTCCAACTTTGGCTCTATAATCTACAATACAACTAGGATAAGGTAATGAAGTATAATACATGACTGCTCCATATTCATTAGTAATATAATTTTTTGTATCAGTTTGAACTACTTCAGCATTAGTAGTAGGTCTATATAAAAGATCACTATTTTCATTATCTACTCTTTTTGTTAATACATTTTTACTTGAAGCTGGAGCATTTGTAGCATTAAAATCAAAACCTAGAATATCCCACAAACTATCATCCCAATTATCTACATCAAAACCCCAATTATCAATATAAATACCTCCATGTGAATCAAAAACTTTATAAGGTTCTATAGCTTGATTAAATCCGTTGTATTTTTGAGTATTGAGACCGGCGGTAGATTGTTGAGTTTCTTTAGCTGTTTCTGGAAATACATTAGTTCGATATGCTTGATTTTCTCTTCCATAAGGCTTAAAGGTTGGACTAAATCCAAATTGAGTAGGTCTAGGATTTATCTTGTATACTGTATCACCGGCGTCTTGATTTAGAGATGGAGTTGCAATATTTCTTTCACTATAGTCTAAAGCTGGAGTTCTACTTTTACTATTAATTTGAGATGCTCCAGCATTAGCGTTTCTTTTATTTCCAATATTATTAGCTGTATGGAAGCGAGATAATTCAAATCGATTAGTTTCAGTATTATATCTTATCTCTGGATTATTAGCTCCAATATAAGTCATAGTTTGATAAGGATTGAAATCTGTTACTTTATTTAAATCTGTAGAGGCTCGAATAAAATTAGTAGTAGTTGGAAATCCATAAACAGCTGCTAAATTATTCCCAGCAGCATCTTGAAAATTGGCGGCACATCCAATATCACATTTAGCATATCCACTATAAGGAGTAATAATTGCCGTGCTATATGCTGAAGCATGATGATCGTATCCTATTCTCCTTCCTTCTTCTATACTTTTAAAATTAGGATCAACTGGAGTTGTATCTTCACTATAAAAAGCCGGAGGTATACCTCCAATCCCATCATTTACAATAGTTATAAGGAAAATATCATCTTGTCTAACTCCAGCAGCGTTATATTGAGGAAATCTTGTAGGTATTGCAAAGCCATAACTTAATCCATCCGCAACTGTTCCATTATGAACTGTTGGAGGTACAAAAAGATCTCTTTGTGTTTTATCATATCTAAAAAATACCGGTGCTGTAAGATGTCTCATTTCATTAGTTCCTCTATCGACATATAAATCATCTCCAAATGTTTCATTTCTAGGATTAGCTGCGGGTTTTGTTGTTAAGAGGTTCATGTGGAAAAATCTACTGTTTTCAATTGTTGGTAAAGTTAATGCTCCTAAATTAGTTGCTCCATAAAATACTGTTTCCGGTAATTTTTCCCATATCTCTGGATATAAAGCTTGAGTATCAAAAAAATCTCTAATAAGTCCAAGATTGCGTTCATTATATATAATATTGAAAGTAACAGCGTCATCTTGATTAGTTGTTGCTGCTGCAGCTATAGGTCTATCGAATAAAGTTTGAAATCCTTCTTCAGCATCAAGACTTCCTAATCTTACAGCACCCGTAGCATCTCTTATTTGAGGCTGATCGTCGCTATTAGCTAAATCCTTCGCCATCTTTCTCCCAGCATCGAATATTTCGGGTCTTTTTACAGCTATATATCCAAATGTAGCTATATAATCTATTGAGTTTTGATTTACAAAAGCGGGAGAGGTTGGAATATCGAGAGCTGTATATGCTGCTAATGTAGTTTGATTCACATTATAAATATTTTGAGCGTTAATTGGTTTATATGTATTTGTTTCAATAGTTTTAGTAATTGATCTTACATTAAACTCATTATCGTATATTTGAAAAATATCTTCATTTTTAGTTTCAGTTAATTGTTGAGTAATTTGTGAAGCTACAGCAGAAGGAGTATTGAAACCTTTATTTACTTCTATGTCTAATTTTTCTCGATATCTTAAATAAGTTGCTTCTTGAATAATTCCATTATGATATTTACTAGGGAATTGACTTACATCAACTCTTGTAGCTCCAGCAATATCATCAAGCTTACTATAAGCAACTTGATCTTTAACATATAAAGTATACCTTGTATTATCGACTTTTTGTTTGTAAATATAATTGTTAGCATGTTCGGCTACTCTTCTAGTCCAATCCTCAAATAAAACACAATCTTCATTTATAGCAAATCTACATGATCCAGCATTAAACCCATCTTTATCAGTATAACAATCTGGATCATCTCTTCCACTACCTCCTCTTGCATCTTGAGGAACAATAAATCTTCTAGGATGTTGAATATAATTAGGATATTCATTTGCGGTAATATAATAACCGATTACTAATGGAGCAAGATTGTCTCTCAATTCTACTTCATCACCGGTAATTTCTGCTGCTGTAAAAGCACGGAAATATCCTAATCGATATTTTGGATCATATGTATTACTCATTTTCCTATAATAATGTAGAGGATTTACTTCGACATATGTACTAACTGGATTAGCTCCTTTGGCTTCTCCTTTGAACTCAATTGTTTGTGAATTACCCGCTCCAAGCTCATTAATAAAAGCTCTCTCGACTGATACTTTATCTCCAACATCTAATCGAACACTTTGTTCTAAAGGATTAGTGAATACAGCGGGATTAGAATCATTCCCGCTTCTGCTCTCTATTGAAGCTAACCGATTACAATTTATTAGTGTAGTGTTTACATATTCAGCCATTTATATAATATTATATTATATAAATATTAAAAAAATAGATTAAAAAAACTCAAGTTATTTATTGAATGAAACCCTTATCAATCAATAGCTTATATTTATCCTCATGTTTGGATTTGAAAATATCGATTTTATCTTGTTTCTTATAATAATTAAATAATGATTTTGTTTTCAAAAGTTCTTTATTATTTTGATAATTTTCTTTTTTCTTTTCTTTATATCCATTTTTGTAATGATTTTTAGCTCTCTCTCGATTTTTGATTTTAAACTCTTCTTTATTTTTTATCACATTATGATAATATTTTTGTTCTCTTTCTCTTTTATTTTTGTAATTTGTTAAAACTCTTGCAATCTGTTCGGCAGTAAGATCCATATTGTCTATATATTATATATAGATTTTATTTTTTAAATATTAACGGAAATAAAGTGTCTGGGGTAAATATCAAAAAATATATGTCTCAAGGATTTTATTTAGAAGTTTATTTTCGAAGATTTACCCCAGACACTTTCTATTTATCTCCTCTGTCGAATGTGAAAACATACAACACTTTTAGCTGTAAGAGCCGTGCATAATGTTTCATTTTCATAAACAAAATCAACATCAAAACTATTCACAAGTATCTCCTCTGTATTTCCAAGAGCTAAATATGTTTTTTCATGAGGTTCAAAATATAAACCTCCGGTTTCATTTCCACTATTATCAAAGCGTGGGAGATGAGCTACAATTTTACTTGTTGTACCTTGTCGAGCATTTACGCTATTTTGAGTAAAATTATTCAATCTAATAAATAATGAAATATTACTGATTAATTTAGGAACACTAGAACTTTCATTTGTAGTAACAGTTTTACTTGTAGCTACTGGAACAGAAACCGGTTGATTTTGATATCCAAGAATGAGAGATGAAGAGCATTCATTAGTGCTATCTCCATATGCTACACTTTTAGCTGTAATAAATACACTTGAATAATCATCCATACCTTTAGAATCTATACCTTTAGCGGGTAATTGTGTTGCATCACTCGCATCATTAAAAGGTCTCTGTTCTAATTCTCTACAAAAAACAGTTTCATTATTCTGTTGAGACCAGCCCCACCAATCATATTCATCATATAAATTATCTGTATATATAGGATAATTTGGATAATGAGTAATACTTTCTAATGTAATTGATCGATTGGCTGCTTGAGTTCCTCTACAAGCACAAACCGGATACATAGCCCATTCAGCAGCATTCACGGGGTTCAAACATTCATTTTTGGCTGCTCCAGCAGCAGCTAAAGTTGTATTATCTGCAAGTAATAGATATTTTTTAGCTACATTATCATAAACCTCAATCTTCATCTCTTCATTATTTAAGGTGAATCTAACTTTTTCAATTTGACTTGCTACAGCTGGGGTAGCAAAATCTGCATTATGAGCTCCAGAATAAATAATTTCATTCATGTAAATACCGTTTACAGCGGGTCTTCCAACACTTCCACTATCACTACCACTTTGAAATAATCTAATAACTGCTCCACTTTTAACTACAGCAAAATCAGCATATCTAAATTGATTTGAAATATATCTTCCAGATGCTAAAGCAGTTCCAACTTTAGTCATATCAAAATAAGGGGGTAAATATGCAAAATCTCCTCCTCCAAGATCCAAGGGTTTATTAATTCTTGATAAACCACACATCCAAGAAGAAGTTCCAGTTTGAGTAACATCAAACCCACATGTACCTCCATTTTGAGCTATTGGAAACTCTCGATTTTGAACTTC